CTGTATTATAATTTTCAAATAAATCATTAATAATTAAATTAACTGATTGCTGCGATAGATTATTACTTGATATGTCGATATAATTTATCCTGTAAATTTTTGAAAAAGCTCCTGGTTCATAACTGGTAAATTGATTATTAAAAAGAATCAAGTAAAATAAATTTGGACAATCTCCAAAATCTGGAATTTTTCCAGTAATTTGATTATTGTGAGCATAAAAATATACTAAATTAGGAAGATTTTCAAATTTTTGTAAAGATGTAAATTGATTATTATAAAGATAAAGATAAGTTAAATTTGATAAGTTTTTGAGTCCGGGAATAGATCCCGAAAAAGAATTAAAACTTAGATCTGCATAATAAATGCTTGGATTAGCCGCAAAATTGGGCATATTTCCTGTAAAATTATTATAATGAATGACAAAGTATGTTAAACTCCTACAAACTCCAAGACTTGGGAAATTTCCTGTTGTTCTCCCATAAGAAATATACAAAAGATAATATAAATTTGGTGTATAAGAAAATGCTGTCGGATGAATTTGATTTGTTAACAGCAATGGGGACTGTAAAAGAAAATAAGTAAGATTAGGTGTCAGTTCAAATGTTTTCTCAGGAATTACGTATGTAGTATCTCCGTCAATATTTCCACCAGTAAGTCTTGTATATCTAAATTCTATATAAGATAAATTTGGGTTTGTAAACTTTGGCATAGCACCAGTTAATGGTGATGCGTAAAAAGATAAAATATTTAAAGATCCACAATTATCAAATTTGTAAACATCACTAGGAGTAAAAATACTACCAATGTTTCTGGCATAAGTTGCATCAAAAGATACTAAAGATTGTCTATTACTTAAATCTGGGCAAGGTAAACCGGTATCACTAATTGAAATACTTTGAATCTTAGTATTTAAAGATGATATTGTAAATGTAGGATCTATAAGATTAGTGTTACCAGTGAGATTTAATGAAACTAGATTTTCAAGTTCTTTAACATTTTTTGAACTTCCACTTGATGTTCCAAATTGTCTAAAGTCATTCGATCTTACATTATAAACTTCACATACATTAGTTACGTTTGGCAATTCTGAATTTAAATCATCATTATCTGGATGAAAATATGGTCCACTATCTCTAGATAAATCTAATGTCGTAAGATTTGCAAAACGATTTGCAATTATATTTTGTGAGATAGATCCATAAAAAGTAGAACCAAGTCTTAAAACTTGAAGACTTGTTGGAATTTTTGATACAACATTAGAATTTAATTTTCTTTCTGTTGATGTTTCACTAAGGTAAAGTGGATTTCTGTCTAAGTATAAATTTTGAAGATTCGGCGCAGAAAAATTTAGATCTGGGAAATTTGAAATACTGTTAACTGCAAGATTGAATGTAACTAGATTTTGAAATTTTGCAACAGGGAGGTCAAAAATATTTGCAGAATTTATTTCAATAGATAAAATATTGTCTGAGGTGTAGTAAAATTGAATATATCTTTCTTTAGAAACTGTAGAACGATATGAAACAGATGATCCTCTATTTGCAAATCGTACAAAGGAATTTGGATTATCTACGTCTACTATTTTCCAACTTGCGGGTATATTATTAATTAATGCCGTTAATCCAATATTAGCATTAAGATTTCTAAAAAATCCAGTAAATATTAGGGGAATTCCCTTCATTGCATATAATGATACTGGTTTTCCACCTATATTACACAGTATTTTATGTGTAGGAAATTCAGAATTAAATTCCTTTAACTGTGGAGCAATAGTAGTTTGAAGTCTTGGTCCAACTACAGATGGTGCTTGTGCTCCAAATTGCAGGGCTCCACCAGTGATAATACCAACTCTTGCTCCATAAGAAATTGGAGATGTAGTTAATAATGGAGATGCACTTGAACTCCAAGCACTTGCTCTAGAAGTTGAAATGTCTGCAATTTTAATCGTTGCTGATATTCCATTACCATCAACATATCGATATCTAATTGCGTTTCCACTTAAAGATCCATTTAATGTTAGATTACCAAATAAGGTTCTATTTACTCCAGATTTTGTATCTAATGTTGGAATATATCTTATAGAATCTCTATAATAACGATCAACTTGCTTATAAATCGGAATAGATAGTCTAGATAATGTTACCCAATCATTTCTTGTTGCTCCTGCATTTTGCGATCCTCTAATTACATCAAGATCAAATGGTGGGAGATTTAATGAAAATAAGCAGGTATTTTTATCTTGAACATCTGCCAAAAAACTAAGGGCATTTAAACCAAATAGTTTTGGATTAGTAATTCCCATCCTAGTTAATCCTCAAGATAATATTAAACACTTTTATCTTTCCAGTATTTATGGAGAAATTTCAAGTGCATAAATTTTAGATGACCCGTTTTGAAAGTCTCCTGCAGATGTTTGCTGTACATTTGCATATCCAGTACCCGTAGACCAGGATCCTCCTTGAGTAGAATATGTGACTGCTCCCGTAGTTGATGGTTGATCTACATGGAATATGGTTGCTAACCATGATTGATAATTGAATCCATCTGAACTATCACCAAAAACATAACCAGTATCATATATTACTGTTGCCCCCCTAAGAAGTCTAAGACCATAAGAGACATTATCACTAGTTGCAATAGATTGATTCGTTACAATTAAAATACTGCTAGTTGAATATGTTGGCGTAATAGTTACACTTAGATTAGTATTTGCCCAAGCACTATTTCCCAATGTAGATCTGGTCGTTTGTGTTCCTACTGCATATTGCAATATTCTTCCCGTAATCGGCAAATCGTCGCCAATTGGCAATTCTTGAATTTGATTAGCTGTAGCATTAACAATTAAAGGTCTTCTTACTACCATTATATACTCCTTTTTGTTTATTTATTATTGTTCTTTGAAATTAAAATTCATTTCAGCAGTTCCACTTCCACCACCATCTATTTTTTTAATAGTGACAAATGTTGCTTCAGTATTATTATTGTCGGGAGTGACTACTCTTCTATCTGGACCAAATATTTTAGTTAAATTAATTGATTCTGTAGAATCTGCTCCAACATAGATAGTATCTCTTTCTGTACTTGGTCTCAAAGTTTGTTCATTTTGAATATCTATTAAAGCAGATGACAATCTAGAAATTTCTTGGAAATTTGTTGGAGGAGCTCCAGTAGTATCAGCATTTCCATCGGCATTGGTAATAGAAATCGCACTTCCACTAATGTACCATTTTGGTGATACTGTTCTTTGGAATTCACCAATTGTTTCTTTTACTGTTATATTATTAATTTGAGAATTATCTCTAAGTCTGGAAACCAAATAAAGTGGATATGGAATATAATTATAAAGTTTCGTCAAATTAACACCCCCTAATGCAGATATATTAACAGGTCTAATAAGAATTGTAAAATCAGTTCCCGCGCTTAAAGTTTGTGTAATTTGAATATATGAAAAAGTAACTCCACCGGCAGCAACATAGCTGCTAGTTACACCTACAAATTTTGAATTTGTAATATTGACCGTTCCGCCAGATTGTAAGATTGCAATTTGCCCATTATTATAATTAACTGCAGGAAATGCACCTTGAATTTGAATGTAAAGATTTCCATCACTAACATTAGTTTGAGGATTTACATTAAATTCATTAACATCATTAATTTGTATAGGATTCAAAACGGTTATTGTTGCTTTAGAGCAAATCCCACCAGCGGGGTTTGCAAGAGATGGAATTCTAGCATCTATTCCCATTCTTAATGGAGGTTGTGATGGATTCCATGCCTCCCCACTTTCTACTCCATTTTCATCCGTAATAATACTACTATGGGTGTGTTCACCATAAAGAATATCATCATTTAATAAAATTGTTGTCGTTCCAACTCCAGGAATAATAAAACCATTTAATGTAGATGGAAGAGATACATCAGGTTTTTTATCCGTAATTCCAATTAAGAAATCTGCATAATGTGCATAATCATCAGATGCATTTGGATTTATAAATTGTATTTCAATTTTAGATCCAGTGAAAGCAAAATCTGATGCTGCATAACAATCATAGTTGCTTAATCTAACTTGATATGGGTAAGTAACCCCGATTCCAATGGTAGTTGTGATTCCAAGAACACGATCATAAACTAAATTTTCTGGAGAAGCAATATTTCTGTTTTGTCCAGAAATTCCTTTTATGGTTGCAATCTGCGTATCAACATCAACACTTGTGATATATGCATCATAAATTGAAGGGGCAATAATCTTAGATCCAACATCATTACTAGTAAATGAACCTAATCCAACTGTTGAAATCCTATTTGCATCAATAAATTCAATATCTAAATATTTTCCACTTTCTGTTTTTGCAATACCTGGAGTATATACATGCCCAAATCCGGGGCAGGCAGAACAAGTTACAATTTTTATTTCACTTAATGAATCTGTCGATACACTAAGTTCTGTTGGAATAATAAGTTTTTTATTCTCAATTGCAACTCCATCTTTATTCAAAATAAAATCTTTTGGTTTAATTCCCAAAATTGCTTTAGGTTTTGCAGAACTTATTGTTTTCTGTTTAGTACTTGTAGAATAAATTTGAGAAGTTCCGTCATCTCCACCGTCAATATAGTACGATGCTCCATATTTGTAAATGTATTGTGGAGTTCTAACATCTCCCGTATTTTGGACATCAAGTGAATATTTAAATCTAAAATAAGAATCTTGTAAACAAGGAGATCCTAAAGAGTTTTCAATTACTAAGGTATGAATAACTACCCATCTAGCATCACCATTATCTGTAGGGATATAAGCGTAAAATCTAGCTCCAATTGCACCATACCATCCAAATTCAATCTTATACATTGTAACTTTTTCAGGATTAAGTAGATATCCTGATGGACCATTGGAATTTAATGGATCGCCATTAAATTTATCTCTTGGAATTTCAATTGTCCAATATGATTCAGAATCATAAGGATCTCCACTTGATGATAAAAATTGATCTGAAAGTGTAAGACCATTTCTTTCTAAGACGGATCTTTCTAATGGAATGGTACTTCTTCGAACAATATATAATTGTCCAGAATCAATTTTAAAAACATATTGATCTGTTGGGTTTGCAATTCCCCATTCTATATTAATTCCAGTAACGGGTTCTGTTGAGGATCTTACACCAAATGTAAATCCACTAATTCTTCCTGGTTGATATCTAAAAACTCTTCTTGACTGTAGGTAAGCATATCTACGATCAGAACTACTATATCCAGGTCTACTTGTTGATGAATCTACATAATAATTTAAAAGTGTAATAACACTACTAAAAGTAAAAGTATCTCCACTAACTGGATCAATTAAAATACTATCTTTAATGTCTCTCCAAGTATCAGTCCAAGTATCAATTTGTCTAAATGATGCCTTAATTCCTGCAGCATAAACAACATCACCATTAAAAACATATGCAACTGATGGGGATAAAAATTTGTTTTTCCAACTTGATGGATAAACTAATGCAGCAGCTGCTGAGGCACTTGGATTAGGTGCGTAAGTTCCATTAAAATACTCATAAAGATCATTTCCTAGTTGAATAAAGTTTATGTATTGTTCAAATAAAGTTTCATTATAGTATCCAAGCTTTTCAAATCTTGGACCAAAGGGGAATGAATATGGAGTAGGAAAAGATCCAAGTTTAATAGCTGATTCTTGAGTTTCTTCCGTTATCTCTGCACTATATCTAGATCCATATAATTCATTTTCTCTAGTTTCCCAGGATCCAAAACTATTACCTTCCCCATAAGAAAAATATTCAAATTCATCAGGATCTAGACCATATGAAGAAACGTTAGAAAATAAACTTAATTGAACTTCTGCTCTATTGACTCCAAGCAATGTAACACTAACTTCACTTTGCTCTTTAAATTGTTCCTCAATTTTCCAAACAACATCAGATTTTCTGGATGTTTTTTTAGATCTTTTAATGGATACATTTGTATTTTGAACAACACTGTCGGTGGGGATATTATTAGACAAATATGCCAGATAAGTGCTACCAAGTGATACTATTCTTGAAATAATAGTATTATCGGGTATATCTGGACCATTTACTTTATCTCCAACTAATAAAGACTCTGAATTATTAAAATATATTTTATTAAAATCAGAATTCAGTCTATTAACTACTTTAACAACGGGAAATGGATAATTTGCAATGGAAACAGGAGAACCTCCTATTGTTGATACAGTTGTTCCAAATCCTATATTTGAACCATCAGTTCTACCGACTGATATGGAAACATTGACATCGAAATCGCCATATATTGCCGATACGACTCCAACGTTAGTAAATAGATTTCTTGTATAGAGTGAATTTCTCTCATTAAAAGCAACTGAGGTTGATCTCTTTTTACTTGCATCTAGAGTAAAAAAAGTATCAACCTCAGTAATTAGAGGATTTCCAAATTCATCAGTTAAAACTTCACCATTGGCAATATTGTAAAGTAATTGCTCGTTTGAGGGTACGATAGATATTTTACGTTTATCGTCCCCAAACTTTATATTCTTACCACTTGCCATAAATCACTGTTCCTCCCAAGTGATACTTGCAGATATATCTGCAGTAGGAGTTAAGTTATTATAAAGTGATTGAGAAGATGCACAAATATATAAACTATCTATTTTATCAGTAAGAGGGAAAGAAAGATAATCTTTATTATAATCAAAATATGGGGATAGGTCATGTTGAGATCCTGAAGCAGGTACAAAGATACTAGTAACTACTATCCCAGTTCCTGGAATTGGACTTCTAATTTGAGGATTGACTTTAACAGAAGATAATGCTGCAAGTGTAAATTCTGTTGTGGCAGATGAAGTCGTAATACCAGTCGGAGTGCTATTTTCTTCCTTAAGGAAATTAAGAGATGTTGTTATGATAAGATTATCAGATGAAGAATTTAATGCATAAAAATAATATCCATCTGTTGTTCCTCTATTTTCAAGATATCCTAAGACTGGAATTGGTTTTTGGGTGGTGTCATTTTCAAAATATCCTCTAAAGTATCCATATACTCCAGTATTTGCAGATAAGTAGGATGAATTATTTACAGTAATAGATGTTGGTTTTCCACTCTTACCAATGTTTGTGTTTGATGAAAGCGCCAAAGATCCCGTTGTTGTATCAGAAGTTTGGAAAATTGGAGTCTTAAGAAAATCTAGTTTAACAACACCAGTTGATCCTGAAGAAAATCTTGTTGGATAAACTTGAGTTCTATTTCTAACGTTTCTTCCAGTGCTACTTTGAATAAAATCTCTACACTTTAGTCCTATTAAAGGTGTTAATCTATTTGGGATAATATTTATGGTGGACAGCGAAGCAGAATTTAATGGAGAATTCAAATATAATCTACTAGTTGAATAATCTATAAAATTAATTTGAACGTTTTGATCTAGGGGGTTTGTAGTAATAACTTTAGATCCTACGAAAAACGCAGTAGAAACACCAGAAGTTGCACCAGCAGTAATATATGGATCTGTTGCATTGGTTGCATTTGTTAAAGAAACTTGAGTAGTTCCAGCACCAACTACATATGTCCTTTTAGATCCATACACACTAACATCAGTAGGTGTTGAATAACTAAAGAGTTTTACAGTTCCTCTATCACCACCATCAATATAATATGAAGCACCATACTTAATAATATGTTCAGATGCTGATCCATAAGAGAATGTTGATGCAAGTCTCTTGTTATTTTGATATCCAAATCTATTTTGTCCACCACCACCGTAAACTAGGTAAGTGATTGGTAGTGTTGCATTTCCAAGAGAAGATACTTTAAGTTGATTTGATGCTCTTAAATGATGAACTCTTACCCATCTTGCTTCCCCATTACTTACAGGAACATAAGCAAGGAACAGAGCACCAACAGCACCATACCATGAGAATTCAATCTTATACATGGTAACTTTTGTAAGATCAATATCCCAAATACTAGTATCTTCAAGTTCTTCCCCTGTTGTTTCATCAAGAACGGGTTGCCCTGCTCTTTTATCACTTACGGCATCACTATAAAGTAAAGTATTAGTTTCATTATCCAATCTATCTCCACTAAATCTAGATCTTGGAATACGATACTCATAAACGTTCCAATAATCTTTCTTTACGTTTTGATTGACCCACTTATCATAATAAGTATTTACATCATCAATTTGATCTTTTAGAGTTAATGATGAAGAAGATGGGAGAGTTGTGTCAACATACCCTTCAGTATTTCCAGCACCATCATCATACATGTATGGGAACATGCCAGTTGGTTTAATTGTGGTATACTTTGTTCTAGTTGCATCAATTAAGGATCCACTTGTAGGTTGAACAAAAGGAACTGGAGTAATTATTACATGTGATGAAATTCCAGCAACTGTTGCAATTCCAGTTAATGAGGATCCATCCAAGTTTCTCAATGTGACTGTACCAATTCCAGTCGTAGTATTGATACCAATAGTCGCTACTCTGTAAATCTTAGTATCTACTAGACCAGGATTTGCGCCAGTTCCACCAATTGCTGTGGGATTTGATCCTTTAGAATAGGAAATGTACTGTCCTGTAGATAGTCCTACAGCCATTCCCCCCGAATTATAAAAAGTAGGAACAGTGGAAATACCAATATTAACTGTAAAAGAAGTACTTGAATTTACTACTAAAACATTATATCCTGTTGTTCTATTTGGATATGAAATTGGTGTAGTTGGATTTAAATAACATGTCATTCCAATTCCACTTAAGGTAATAAATTTACCTTCTGCAAATCCATGAGGAGCAGAAGTGGTAATTACCATCAATCCAGTATCTATATTGTAAACAGCATTCGTAACGGTTTTACCGAGACCAGCAATGGTAATTGTATTTCCACTACGAACTGATGTAATTCCAAGTTCAGATTGATCTTGCAGCAATGTGGGGTCATAGACTGCAGCGTGAGTCATTAACAAATTGTCCCTTAAAATAACAAGGTCACCAAACTTTTTAGGAGTTGCTACTGGATTTAATAATGCTGTAGCATTGGTTTCAGATTCAGATCCTCTTGGTGCTAATGAATCTAATGGATTTGTTCTTCTATAATCTTGAGTTTGTTGTCCTGCACCAGTTCCAAATGTGAGGGGATTTTCATAAATGATAGATTGTGTTCTTCTAACTACTGAGAAATTATCTCCAGATCCATCGTTTCTAGATTCCCAATAATATCCATCATAGTTATCAAAAATTCCGTATTTGCGAACACAAGGATTTTGTACAGAAGATCCATCATCATCAATTAAAGTTGTTTTAACACCAAACGTTGCTGCAGATACACGACCTGGTTGGTATCTAAAAAATCTCTTTGATGTTAGAACTGCTGATCGATCTGCTGGTGCTTCTACTAGCGCCCCAGACTCCTCAGGAACGTGCGTGAGACCCCAGGTCATTGTTTGGGCAACACCAGCATAAACGCCACTGTTTGAGACCGATGACACTTGTTCTGGGTTCGATGCCCATTCACTGGGGTTTACATCATAAGTGTTGACATCAGCAAAAATGCCAAGAGCAACTTCAGATCTAGGAATACCAAGAAGAGAAAGAGCAACTTCGGACTGAACTTTATTTTGTTCGGCAACAGGAATAGTTGACTGATCACTTGCAATTACAACAGGGATTGACTTCTCAGAAATTTGTTGACCAGGAGGTACTGGAGCAGTTCTACCTACAACAACAACAGCAGCATTATTATTTACATTAGTATTGTCTGGCATTTTAAATAACTCCTACTCTTCCTTTGGCTATTGAGAATATGTTCCTTATAGATATATATCCACTTTCAGAACCGTTACTTATTGAAGTTGTTGTAATTCCAGAAAGTCTAAGTCTTTTTATAATGGAACTAACATTAATTTTCTCAGCAACTGTAAATTCTACAGCAGATAAGTCTGGTGAAACTGAGTGATTAACCAATTTCACCACATCTCCTGTTGAAATACCACTAAACTGAGTATAATCACTTAAAGTAATAGTGTAATTTGTTGCTCCAGCTCCAATTGTGCTCCAAGTTCCAGTGCCAATTCCAATTGTAGTTGTGAAACCAGTTGGTTGAGATAAAAATTCTTTAGCAATAATATCGTATCCAAGTGCTGAAGTTAAACCAAGAGTTGATGTTTGTGCGGATGTGAGACTCAATTGAATGTAACCATTCTGTCTCCCAAAAGTTCCTGTATCTGGAGTTGTTATATTAAAGTTTAAGAAACGATCTCCAAGAGTCTCATTTGTGGTTCCTTGACCAACGACAGTTCCAATTCCTGCAGAAACAATAGAAACCTGACTGCTACTAATATCTTTGGCATCACCATCTTCAACATAAAGAAATACTGGACTATTAAATGTTACACCTCTTTGGATTGTTAGATTTACTGAATTGTAATCACTATCGTAAATATCTGGTGTTGGAATCCACTCATCAGCTGGTCCAAGAATGATATTGTTTGTGGTTGTGATCTTACCAGAAGCATAAGTTCTAAGTCCTGTTCCACAGTTTCTAATGATATTTCCTCCTGTTGAAACTACAGAAGTGACCGATAAATCAACAGGTCCAGGATAATTTTCAAATAAACAATCATTTACTCTCAATGTTTCTGATTCTTGTGCATTTAATGGTTGGAATGGATATCTATCAGTAATACAACCATCAACAAATTCTGAATCTTCTATAGAAAGTCTATATGAATCATAAATGTACAGACCATTTCCAGTAGAATTTCTAATCTCAACATTTTTGATAAGGGATGAAGTTATTTGTGGAAAATAAGCAATGTAATTATTAATTTCATCAGCATATAAAATATTATTTCCAGAATTTCCATCAATTGTCAAATCTTTAATAGTAACGTCAGTTGGATTTGTAGTTCCAACTCCAACTACTGCCGCATTTAAATCTAGAGAATTCCCACCACCATCTGTCAAATCTGTTGCAAAATACTGTGATTTAATAACTGTATTTTTTCCATTACCACGTAGAGTAAATCTAGAAGGTATTGTAATATTATTTGTATAGTAAGTTCCACTTGGAATATTGAGATTATTTCCACCTAAGGAAATTGTGGAATCAATTGCTTGTTTAAAGGCATATGTATTATCATGAACCACCTTAATACTGTTGGTTGAATTCCAACTGTATTTTCCACTTAATATAATAGAACTTGATCCAACTGCAACTATACCATCAATTGCCCATCCTCTTCTAAATGTAGCAACTCCCACATTTGGGAAATGAATTTGATCACTTGTATATTCATTTAAACTTCCTTTTACAGACCATGCAGTTTTTTCAAAAAGACCATAATCTATCCATGTAATTCCAGATGTGGAGGATTGAAGTTCCTTTGGTCCAAGAATAGCTACAAGTTTTGAATTATTAATGTTTGCAATGCCACCAGATCCAGATTTTTGCTCACGATACACTAATAAACCATAATTAGTATTTGTTCTAGAAAGAGTTAATGTAATATTATTTAAATCGTTCCAATTTTCAATTGATTCCATTCCAATCCCCGAAGTTGGGTTGATTTGTGCCGATGGTCCAACTTTTCCATTTCTTATATGATATTGTGCAACCCAATAGAAATAAGTTGAAGTAGTTGCTGAAGTTCCAACCTTTACGGCACTAGATCCTGCTGGTAAATTTTCAATAAGAGTATTATCATTAAAATCAGTCACTCCAAAAACTTTAACTTTTTGACCCGCTAAAAACTTAGATGTAGAAATGCCAGTGATTTCAAGGCGATCATTTACAGTTGATCCAGTTCCAACATAAATTGTTGGGTCATTACTAACTCCAAAACTTGTAAGGTTGGATATTTCTAAATTATTAGAATCAACTAGTTCATAACCACTCGCATTACTATTGACTCTTAAAACACGACCTTGAGCAAAAGTTGGTTCACTAGTTTGAGGAAGATCACTCAACTTAAAGTTATCATATCTTGTAGCACGAATTGCATTTGAAACATCAATTGTATTCGCTCTAACTTCTTTGCTGAAGGTTACTGGACCATCAAACTGAGAAAGTATTGTTCCAGATAAACCACCTTCAACAAGAATTCTCTTCTTAACAGTAATTTCATCAAAAACAGAATTAAGAGCACTTGGATCTTCTCCTGTGATAGTTGGGCTTGGTATATCAAAGGAAATAAGTTCACCACTTGCTGAAGAAGTCTTGGTGTTTCCGTTAAAAATATCACCAGCATTATTCATACCACTATAAACAACAATTCCACAAGAACGTTTTTGTGAATTTGCCAAGAAATTCTCTTCATCACTTAATGTCTTAACTTGTACTTGAGGTAAACCTGTGGAATAGTTTCCAGGTCCATAACCAAGATATTCAAATGTATGACCAGAAGCGCGGAGAATTGATGGTCTACGAAGTTCTACTGGTAATGGGTTAATTTTACGAATTAGAGAACTTGCATCATGAGTTTCTTGAACTGTTCCAAAAACTCCACGAATAACAGATGCAGTAGAATTATTATTACTACTGGTAACTCTCATGATTTCATTATCAATTTGAATGTAAGAACCAAGAGGAAGTTTTTTACTTGTTCCAATTCCAGAAGAACTAATATTAATGGTTGTTTGAGTTGTAATTCCTGCAGTCAAAGTAAATGAATCTTTCGAATAGAAAGAAACTTGTCTAATTCCATAATTTTCATTTGAACTATCTGAAGAACCTTCATTTGAAGATAATCCGTGCTTTAATACAAATCCATTAGGTGCTGAAATTTGTTTATTGGTAATAGTTGTAAATTCATTATAACTTAGTCTATCTTTTACAATATATTCACCCAAATTATTATAATTTGAATCTATGATTTGGAATCTATTTCCAGATAATAATCCGTGTGCTCTGGTTGTTCTAAACGTAGTAATTCCTGTAAAACTATTATATGGACTTAACAATATGGGCGCTGAAGGTCCCACATTAAACATAGATTGTGTTGCTAAAATATTTGGATCACCAGATGTTCTTCCAACAGCAATTTGTGTAGATGATATGACAGATGTAATTACATGATGAGTACTCGAAGTAGTACCTACACCTATAAACTGAACAACATCACCAATATTTGTTGAAATTCCAGCATTAGTAATTGTATATCTTGCAGCACCATCTCCTGTACCAATAGAAGTTTGATCAAAGTATAATCCAGTTGCACTGTATCCAGAACCTGGTGCTATAATATCAACAGATGTGACTTGAGTACTAGAAACAACGACTTTCGCAGTGGCACCATTCCAAGTTCCAGTTTGAGAGTTATTTAAAAGTTTTACATTATAGTAAGTTCCATTATTATATCCACTACCTGCAGTGATTGTTCCAGTATTAATACCAGCAAATCCATGGAATCTTGAGAATGTAATTGTAGATATACCAGATCCATTTACAACTGAGGAAATTGTAATACCAAGTCCAACAGATTTTAGTAAAAGATCAGCACTTTCTTTAGTAATGCTCTTTTTCAACTCATTTGTAACTACCGCACCAATAGGTGATCGTTTTGCAAACGTTTTCGCTGCTGGTGGATTTGAATCTGCATTATCTCTGTCTAATTCTGGATATAGATTAGATAATGGTTGTCCAAATTTGAGAGTTGTAAATTCATCACTTATTGCATTATTAGAATTTAAAACATATACGTGATAGATTCCATCTTGTTGGTTATAAACATATGGAGAAATTACTTCACTTCTATAAACAAATAAATTATTTCTTAAATCATTTTTTTCAAATCTTGGAAGATTTGTACTTCTAATTCCTACATTATGTGTAAACGATCCAACATTACGCGATAATCCATTTATATCAGTTGTTGAATATTGGAATGTATAAGCATCCTGTATACCAGTAACCTCAAATCTACCATTATAACCACTATTTCCTATTCCAGAAATATTTGTTGAAGATTGTACATTTTTAACACTAACAATATCTCCAATTTGAAGACTGTGGGGAAGTTCTGCTAGTATTGTAACAGTACCAGAACTTTGTGAACAAGTCGTAATGAATCTAGGATTTTTGTTATACTCATAATCAGTGCTACCAATACTTGTTCTAGTAAAGTCGGTATTACTTCTAGCACCAGTTGAACTAGATTCCTGAATTACAAATCCATTTTCTGGATTTCTAGCATTTTCTTGTTCTTTTGGAATTACAAGACGGAACTTATAAAGTTTTTCATCTAAACTTCTTTGGTCAATGTAACGCCTAACATAAGATGGTGTTCTATTTGTAGCATACTCTGGTACTAAATTATTAGCAAAAGCACTGTAAATTCCGCTATTTACCTCTACGTGTATAAACCAGTTGTTGTTTTGTGGATCATATTGAATTGGAGATCCTAAATCGCCAGCGTCTTTATCAGAAACTCTACTTAAAATTTTAAGATTTGTTCCACCATAAACTTGTATCGCTTGCCCCTGAAAAGCATTTGTAACAGTTGATGCTAGTTTTACAGTATTGTCATCTCCATTGTTAATGATATAATAATTATTGTTTTGAATAATATTTTCTGGCAGATCCCCAATATCACTTACAATTTTTACTCTTTCTCCAGTAAGTAACTTATTTGATCCAATGGTAAATGAATTAGAAGTTGGACCAGAAGTAACTCGATGTAATTTTACTGAACTTGTAGATCCCAATGCTGTAGTCAAACCACTTTCGGCAATTTGATTGTCGCACATATAAACAGGAGCAGTATATGTGCTTGAACCTGTTGTTAGATAAAGTATATCTCCTCCTCTTGCACCAATTCTATATCCTTGAGATTGTGAAGGTGGTAAAGTATTAAGAGAATCAAATCCATAAAGATAAAGATGACTTGAAATTCCAACTGTTTTTGTTAATACTTCATCAAATGATAACCATTGAATATCATCTTCATCTTCTCCAATAGACCTTGGTGGAATAATAGAAGTGATAAATGATTTATTATCCTTACTAAATGCTTCTGCTTTAAATCCTTCGGAAGATAATGAAAATTGTCCAAAGTTAGAGTTAGAGTTTGTAATCGATGCGTCACCACCAGATTTTACATCAAAGTGCTTGTTAAATCCAATGGCAAAAACTGAAACAATTTGAATAAATCCATCATTCGAAATTTTAATATGACTGGTTTCCCATCCATTTCGATAAACGGCATCTGAATCTAAGTGATAAACCTTTGTAGAATCTGTTTGAGATGCTCCTTCTGGCAACTGAGATCCGTTGACAGTAGTATAATTGACTCCTTGATATGACCTCGAAACTTTGTCATACTTTACAAAAGCACGATCATCTTTTTGTAAAGAAATTGCAGTGAATTGTGCAACAACAGTACTTCTAAATCCAGAAGATTTGCTACCATCTGCATGAAGACCGTTCATTCCCCATACAGAACGGAGAGAGCAGTTAAAGATATATGGAGATGCTCCAGAAACAGTATCAGTTTCAACAGTAACTGTTGCACCAACAGCACTTGGACTTGGATTAATACCTGGATAAGATGCAAGTGATGGTAGTAAATAGGTGAATGTTGTAGAACTTGTAACGTTTTGAACTGTTGTGGAAATATTATAAGGATAGGTAACTCCAGATCCACTGACACCCTTAATTTTAATTGGAGTTCCTTGATTTAATTTATGAGGAGTTGCTGTTGTAACTGTTACAATACTTGTTGCAGCGGATCCATTTCCAGAAATAATTGATGAGATAGAAATAGGATCTGATGCAAATGCTCCAACAATTTCCCACTCTTGATTTTTCTTATTGAATCCTTCAGAAGAACTTGGAAACTTTTGATCAATACTACGATATGAATTATAAGCATTTGATAGCTTACTGTAATACATATCAAGGTCTGTGAGACCATACGATGCAATTGAATTTACTCCATCACAAAATTCAAAACAGGTTAATTTATGGTGAGAAAACTCTGGCGTTGCTGTGAAAGTCGCACCATAATTATCTGGATTTGTATAAACTAATCCTGTAGGGTCAGCATCAAAAAGAGAAAACTGCCAGAAATAACAACCACCAGTAATTCTAAAAATCGCAGAGTTTGGTGTTGTTGGATCTGTTGGGTTTGGAACGTACTTGGGGCGAAGTTTAGTTTTTCTAAGATCTAAACCAACAATAGATGTTCCTCTTGGAACTACAACTCCACCATAAAAACTATTAAATTTATAAAGAATATTATCTTCTTGTGTTAGGTCAAAATTAGAATCTAGACCAAGAGAAAGTACTGAAGAAGCTAAAACTCCAGCTCCACCTGCTCTAGAAACTGCAAATGCTGATCCACTATTGTCATAAATTGCATAACCAGGTCTATTATCAACGAGGTATTCCCCAGGAAACAGAAGAATTGTAGTTTTTTCAATTAAATCATTACTATTTCCTTTTACATATGAAAATCTTGCTGCCTCTAACAGTGCTCTTTGAATTGTTTTAAATGGTTGGGCAAGAGAATTGCCTTCATTTGTAATAGCATCTGTCGCATCAAGATCATTTGGGTTTACATAAAGAATGCGACCTTCAGTATTTTTGATAAAGTTATCCAGCTTGTTCAGAGGCATTGGATTATTACTTCTAAATTATTCTATGTTTTATTTATGAAGTCAAACTTCACCACCATAGTCAAATTCAAGTTCATCTGGCAAATCTTCAGGGTTTTCTAACTCAACTGGAAAGAAGCAAGGATGTGCTTCTTCGTCTATAAGATAGAATGAGTTTCTATATAAGTCTTCTGGTTCGAATGTACGATACTTATCCGCTTCTCTACAAAGTTCTTGATCATACAAATGACCATCAGGCAATTCATCAAACGTAAATGGAATCTCGTTAATGAAATACATCTTCACGATCATACTGCCATTATTATACCAACAGTGTGCGTGAGTGATTTTGTATTTAAAAGACATTGGGTTTTTCCAATATCTTATATTTATTTTAAGTAGGAGATGGGAGACTTGAACTCCCACGGGCATACGCCCAACAGATTTTCATACCACTATAGTTTTCACTACCCTTTCGGTTTGTGGTCTGGACTATACCTTCACCATACCTTTCGGTTTAGGTGTTCCCCGTCTAGTCTCTACACCTTCATCTTGCGATGCTTGGCTCGGTATTGCCATTTTACAGGTTTCACCGAATTTGAGGAATTACACTCATAAAGTTTCCTAAATGAGGCTCAATTTTCATAAGTCTGGTGTGTCTACCGATTCCACCAATCTCCCAATAAGACCATTATAACTCAAAGAATCATAATAGTCAAGTGCCCCTTGCGTGGATCGAACACGCCTCAGCCGAATTATGAGTTCGGTGCATTCACCAGATTGCTAAAGGGGCATTCGCTATTCGCAAATAACGAATAGCAATAGGGATACTGGGAGTTGAACCCAGACTAACCCGTTATAAGCAGGCCGCTCTAACCATTAAGCTATACCCCCATAAAAACTCAGAATACTACTGAGCTTCGTTGTTCAACTCAGTGTGTATTCGTATGAGTTCATCATCATTATAGTTGCCGACAAGAACATTTCCAGTATTAGTTTCAAATAGAAAAGGGTCATCCTTTTCTATTTTTTCAAGATACTCATCAAAAGTTTCTTCTAAATTTTTAATAGTTGTCTTTTCCATAGACTGCAAGATCAGCATATTTGATTTGTTCTGGATTAAGATTACTAGTTACAACGTCTAGCACATTCATAAACTCTTCAACGGTATCACATTCTACCATTTTTTCGTTTCCCTGGTCACTAAGAAGAAGGAAAGTGCGGGCGCATACATCAATCACAATGCCTTGTACGGTTTCTTGTGCGGTGCTCATTCAGTGTTCCGTTGATTACCCCCATATTATAGGGGATCCGGATCCTGGTGTCAACCCCCATTTTCAACCAACAATGCCATACCTATTGTATGAGGCATCAAATTTATTCTTAATTTCATCATCTGTATAAGATTTTTGATAAACTTTTACGACTGATAAAGATATATTAGAGTATATATTTTCATCAGTCCAGGCAGCAATTTTGGTAGTGGTAGTACTCGCTGTCCCAAGAGTAATATTTCCAGTAAAAGTAGAAACATTAACCCCGTTTACATAAAGTTTTGTATTATTTGTCCCATTTCTTACAACAACTCCATGATACCAAACACCATTTGTAATTGCAGACCCAACAAGAGTTGTAGTCGCAGCACCAGAAGACACGGTATAGATTAAGCGACCTGTGGAAATTCCAGAAAATATTCCACTTTGACCATAAGAAATGCCCAACATGTTGGTAGTTGTAGAAGAAGCATTTACATCTACAATTGTGTTTGCATAGTTTGAGTAACTTCCAAAAGTAAAAGTTGATGAAACCGTATTAATATTAAGTGATTTGGGGCTGATATAAACGCTTCCAATTCCAATTGCAGTTACGGTTGTTCCAACAGAAACAATAGTCGATAATCCCACAACATTTTGACCTACAGCAATGCTCGTGGTTGTAATACCGGTAATAATACCAGAAATAGGTCTAACTGTACCAGCAGCAGATACAACTGAATTAAAGATACTGGATGGACCTCCATTAACCTTAAACCAGGTTTCCATTGTCCAGGTTGTTCCTGCACCTAAAACATTAGATTGATTTGTTGTTTTAATTCCAGTTTGTACATATTGATCAATTGCATTGAATGTAAAGTAATTGCCATCAGAAATACTATAAGAAATAGAAGTACCTATTGGATATATCGTGGCATTATTTCCATATCCACTTCTATCATACCAAATTGTTCCAATACCTGAATATGAATCAGGATCTCCAACATCTAGATATAAAACAGCAGCATCAGCATTTATTGTTACATCAGTATTGTAGTTTTTAACTGCAGCAATTGCTCCTAGATTTTTTGTTTCTCTTGCTACAACTTGATTATCGATTCTTTTAGATCCCCAAGCAGCAAGTTCTTTTTCACTTTTATTTTCTTTAATTGTATTTAAATCTGCTCTTAAATAATCTCTTTGCTTTCTTAATTCAATAATTTCATTATATAAAACTCGAATACTCGTTCCAATTCCAACACATCTAGCAGGATCAGTGGCACCATTATAAGTACGGAATACACTTATGACTCGTGCATTATGATCAGATTGAGTTTCTGATATATCGAATCTACCATTTCCTATATTACCTCCACTACCATCAACTCCATTTCCAGTTAATGTTCCATCTTTATTTTTATAAAAATTAGGATCTTGTAAATTTTGATATCCATATCCAGAATATTCTGAAGTAAGATTATTTACAGAGTCTGGTTCAAAGGGATTAATTGTATCATATCTTACTGCAGGTCCTGCAACATTTGGATATATGCGAAGATTTTCAACTTCTTCTTTTACAACAATACTACTTCCATAAAATGTTCCTAGAAAACTAAAAATACCACCACTATATGCAATTCCAGGCCAACAATTCCCATTTTCTGCTTCTTCGGATAATATAACTATTTGTTCTTTTTTTATATTAATTTGATTGTTTATAGAAATAATCTTATCATCTATAACTTTACAAAACTGCTGAAGGGTAATAGCCTCAGAAGCAAATTTAGATCTTAATTCAGAATCAACACCTTCATTCAAATAATTGCTTGGTTGTTCTGTAACTTTTTCAGTTAGAGATCCATCAGAATTTACTTTAGTCTCAATAATACTGATAGTATCTGGAACAGATTTTCCCGTTTGAGGATCTAATACATTAATAAGTTGAGTTTGTTCGTCTTCCAGAATTTTAAGAACATCATTTTTCAAATTTTCATCAATCATTGTTATTCAATCTCTCTTTGCTTTTATTTATTTTGCTGATTTAAATCATTAATCTGTTTTTGAAGATCTTCAATTTGTTTTTGTTGTTCCTGAACTGCAGAAATTAAAATGGGGACTATTTTTTCATAACGAATCAATTTATAATTCTCATTATACATTTTTCTTTCACCCACAAGATCTGGAGCAATTTCCTCAACTTCTTGTGCGATGAGACCATATTGCCTTTTGACCTTTCCAGGATATCCATATTCATCATCAGGTTCTCTAAATTCTTGCAAGAATGATGATGGACACTTATCTTCTCTCCAATCAAAACGAACTGGCTTCAAATCCAGAACAATATTCAATCCATTGTCAAAACGCTCAATATTTTTCTTTAAACGAATATCAGAAGTGGCATCTGGATCAGTAGAAATTTTAAATCCATTGAAAGTCCAAAAACCATTTAAGCTTCCTTTTGGGGAGGTTAAATCATCCGATGGACTAATAGTAAAATGCTCTGGAACTACATCAGCCTTTAATCCTGCAAAATTATTAGTCATTGCAGAATAATCTACATCTAAGGCACCTGTTTTTATAGACGATCCAATCTCAAAAACTGTTCCAAGAGTTTGTGTGATTCCAGTAACAAAAACTCCAGACCACCCAGTAATAATCCCAAAAGAACCAAAAATATTTGGAATTATTGGTTTTAGATCAAATGGATTTTTAAGCATCCATAAGTTTCCACAAACCATTTTTTCTCTTAAAGTAACAGAATTACTTTGCTGAACTGTTTCTCCTGCAATAATTACATTACTGCCAAAGGTTGTTTCAGTGGAATTATAAGTTTTTTCTCCCTTTTGTGGAAAATCTGGAAATCCTAAAAATTTTAAAACAAGTGAGATAAGACCCATTAACCTACTCCTACAGATCCTAGTATTGATGAAAGTAAATCTTGACCTTTTGCTATTTGAGATACTGCATCATAATTATGTGCCAAAGAAAATGCCCTCACAAGGAAATTATTAGTAACTGCATTACCATTTATAGCAATTTCATCTATTTTGTCGGCTTCTAATTTAATTCTTCCAGATCCAGCATTTAAATTAATATTTCTACCTGCTTTTAGATCTAAATCTTCTCCAGCCTCTATCATTATGGTATGTGCTTTTATCTTAACAGCACCGGTGCTTGTTGCAGTAATCCATATATCACCACCCTGACCTGTAATACAAATATCAACATTACCATCAGATCCTTTTTTTCCAGCAGCAATTTCAATACCTTTATCATTTAAAATCTTATAAGATCCGGATTGATTAAAGGATTGTAAATGTTGATTATTTTCTTTGGAAAAAGAGTATATATTAAATACTGATGAAGAGTCAGCATTTGTTTTAGGATCATTGGTCGTAATTGCAAAATTTGGACCAATACTAATATAATCTTTAGCCTCATAATTTAATTTTGATGCAGTTTTTTTCATTTAAATTATATTGGACAATCTATTTGAGTTTGAATTTTAGTTCCTGGGAAAATAGGACCAAATACTGGGCTTATAACGGCACCAAATCCAGTGTCAGAATTTACAGTAATTATTGGAAGACCTGCAATTTCAACACTATTTATTGGTCTAGCAGATATAATCCTTCCATTTTCAATAGTTAGATCATATTCATTTCCAAAATCATCAGTTGCCGTATCACCTTGAGAATAATTAAGTCCAGAAGATTGAATAATAGTATTTGTAACACCATTAGGTTCTTGATCTCCAACTGGGTAATTAATCCCAGGAGATACGATATAAATCGCCTCAAGTTCTCCTTTATCGTTAATTACAGATCTTGCTTTTGCGCCATATCCCAACCCACAATTATCAGTAATTTCAACAAATGGTGGAAAACGATATCCCGAACCTATGTTTGTAATAGTAGCACCAATAATACTTGCAGTTTGAGATACGTTTTGATATAGTGTCGTATTTTGAATTATAGATCCAAAAATTGGAGCTGCTGTACCACCTATACCACCTCCACCAAAAATCTTCAAAGTTGGAGGACCACAACTTGTTGGAGTCCCAGTATAACAAGAGTTAATGTCTCCCCCAAATTCCAGTGAAGAATTTCCATTCAAAATATCTACAGCTGAATTAATTGAATCTACAGAATTTTGAAAACTACCTACTACACCAGACGCTCCTTGAACTGTCGAATCGACAAGAGATGAAATATTATTAACTGAATCCATAATATTTTGGAGATTAGTGCTTTGGGGACTTACCGGACCAACACCAATTATCCATTCTTTTACACCATCACATTTTGTATTGCTTTGCCCACAATCAAGAGCACCAAATAAACCAGATAATCCTCCACGTAAAAAACTAGCAACATTAAAAGCAATTCCCAAAATACCGAGAATTCCATCTAAAGCAGATGTTAAACCAGTTGAAACCTGATCTACAACTGCATTTAATACCACACCAATAAATTGTTCTGCAGCGCAAGTTACAAAAGACTTTACATTTTGAATGAGTGAGTATAAAATTTCTACTATAAATTTTGCTAGTCCATCTATGACTGCATTTTTAACACAAACAATTGCTTTTTCAAGTAATTGAACTGGAACAATACATGCATTTTCCGCTTTACATCCAGCTAGATGTGCAACTCCTGGATTTTGAGTAGCTGCGTATGTTGCTCCATAAACTGCAGTATATAATGCTTGTATTCCTCTTGGTATAATCCCAGGTTTTTCTGTATCACCTACCAGAAATAATTCTAACCTTTTAAATATTTCATTAATTACCCAACCCAAGGCACCTTTAATAACTTCAGCAGTATTTCTAACTTTCTCTTGATACTCTCCTATTTTTGCTTGTTTTTCTTGAACAAACTTAAGTAGATTGTCAATTTCTGATTTAATCACAGGTTGGGTAGTGTTATCGCAAGTATTTGCTGCTACAACTTTTGTGCCTATTGCACTTGATGTTGTTGCTCCATTTTTAGGATCAATTGCTGGATGTACTCCTTGTGATCTAGTTGTATCCTCATTTGTGGGAAGACCTGTAGGATCTCCTCTCATAGATGTATCTGATTTTGATATATTTTTAGTATATCCAGTAAAAGGTACAAAGGGATTTTGATATCCAGAATCACCCCATTCATTTGTTTTTCCCAATACTCCCATAATAACAGGAATTTGAGCATTATCCCCATCTAGGAAAAACCCAATTACCATATCACCTTGGCTTATTTTTGGATTGGTTCCATAAAAAGCAGCACCAGATCCTGCAGTTGTTGGTAGCATTACCAACGCCCAAGGTAATTCTTCATTACTCAAATCAGTTGATTCTAAAGGATGATATCCAAGAATTCTAACTTTAACTCTAAGTCCCCAACCATTTTTATCTGCTTGTTCTTGCCATACTTCAACAGGAGGAACTTGTCCCATCCACCAACGGAAACCATCTCTACCTATAAAGTGACTTTGAAGTAATGATTGGTCTAACATATGTGTTTATTTTCTACCAAAAGTATCTCTAATTAATTTTAAAGAAGTATAAGAACGAGTAGCATCAAAATGATGACATAACTCTTTAATCATATATAGACCACTTTGATCCTCATCAAACTCTCTAGTAGAAGATCTAGAAATTTTAGGGAAAAGGCATTCTATTACATCACCAGCTCTTAAATTTGTATTTGAAGGAATCATTACATTCAAAGTTTGAATGAATAAATTATTATATCTCATCAATACTTGTGATTGATACTCTGTAGGATCTGCATTAGATTCTCTAGAAATTCCTTTATCCATTGTACCAATATCAAGAATTCCCGTAACAATTCTCGTCGGGCAATCTCCTAAAGTTTTTCCAGCATTATCAGAAATTTTAGGAAGATTAATTAATTCTTTTCCAAGATTGTTTGTTTTGTCTGCATAATTACTATACTTAAATGTAACTTTTCCTGGTTCAGTAATATTTCCTGTAAGTGGATTAAAAAAGTATCTTATATTTGAATATGTTCCCAACCTTAGTTTTTCAATTAAATTGTGATTTTTTTGTATGGTATAATTTAAAATTTTAAAGTCGTTATTGATTCTGTTACCATCTGCATCATATGTTTCAGTTGCCTCACTATAGATATATGTTGCTTTTTTTGGTTGTTGACTCAATACATCAATTGATCTAAATTGAAATCCATCTACTGTTTGAAAGAAAAAGAATCCTGCTGTTCCATTTCCAGACTTTTCAGGAACTGATTTTGATGATAACCAAGTTAATACCGTAAATGGTTTTCTTAAATTTCCAATAAAACTATATTTGTTTGAGGTTTTGTCAATTGTTCCAATCTTATTGACTTTTAAAACATTTTCTAGAATTTTTTTAACAGATTCACTAATTGGTAACTCTGCATATTTTCTAGATACCCTAGTGGTTTCATTAGTGATTGCTTCTCTTGAAACCAAATTAAGTGTAAAACTTTCTTTGTTATTTTCTGCAATCACATCGGCAATACTAGATACATACAAATAACTTTTTGGATCTGTAGAAAAATCTAATCCTGGATTTTCTTCACTATTCCCTGCAATTTTTATACCAACTCTTTCCCCACCTCTTAAAGGTAGACCAGTATAAATTGCTTGCAATTGGTTATCTTTACTGTCCGGACCAACAACTGTATTACCTGTATTAATAACTCTAATTTTTGCAGTAATAGTTGGGGAGAATATATCCTCATAATAATCAATTGCTACAGAACCTGATGTAATATCTACAGTTCTTGACTGATCATTTGCCTCAATTGTAATTTCTTCAAATATTGACTGTTTAATTGACATTAGACGTAATTTAAATCTAGGAGAAGTTTGTTTCTAATAAAATTATTTAACATAGCAGATTCATTAATTGAAAATACAGTACCACCACCTCCACCACCTACCATAACTTGTTGTATAATGGGAGAACTTCTGTCGTCAATTACAACTACTTTTCTCCCCTGCCTTTCTTGCGTTATTCCTTCCGCAAGACCTTCTCTATAAGAACTATCTATTTGTGCTTGCTGTTCTTCTTGAGTAGTTACTGCTGGGGAGATAGGAAGCAGTGGAACTGATGATCTTGATTGAGATGTTACTTGGGCTGGAGTTTTCTTAATTGGATGATTTTTTAACCAGGTTGGAATATCTTCACGAGTTCTAAAATTTCCCATTGAATCTGGAGTATCTTTTGAGATCTCCCAGTGTAAATGAGGTCCAGTAGATCTTCCAGTATTTCCAACATATCCTAACAATGCTCCCTGATTAAATCTTTGACCTTTTTTAACCTCAGCAGGCTTTAACATGTGACCAAAGAAATGATATGAACCATAAACATCATCTTTCCATATAATCCAATACCCATACCCAGCTCCGTGTTCAGGACCTCTTCCAGGAGCACGATTTTCGTGTGTAACAATACCAGAAAAATATGCATAAAGTGGAGCTCCTGATGGAGCTGCTAAATCATATCCAGTGTGTGTCCTTCCATCCCTCAATCCCATAGTAGACGTTATAACAGCACCTGAATTGGGTTTGAATGGACTAAAAGGAACTCTTGCAGGTCTTCTTCCCATAGAAGAACCACTATCTCCAGAAACTGCAGCAAAATTGGATAATGGAGTAGGTCTTGCCGGAGATGGGGATGGTGCTGTTAAACCTAAATTTGGAATAGATGATGAAGATCTATTTGTTCTTCCATATTCATATGAACCAGGTCCTACAAAAGTTCCAAACATATTGTCATTAGGATTTCTCCTTCTCAAATCAGTAGAACTGGGATTGGATGGAGTAAGACCTTTTCCTACAAAATCAGTTCTATTTTCAACCCAGGATGCCGCATTTTTTTGTAATGTTGGATTTGTAAGATTATTAGCAACTCCTTTAATTGTTGCTTCATCAAACCCTGTTGCCTTTGCTGCTGATTTTGCATCAGTAATTTGATACCATTCTGAATTTGTGTTTCCAGATGAATTTCGTTCGGGATAATCACGAGTTGGTTGATACTGGCGTTTTGCCAAAATCACTTGTCTCATGTCCTTTCCACCAGGAAATACTCCTGCTGCTACACGATTATAAATTGACTGCGCCACATCTGCTTGCCCTTGTGGATCGCTGTCCTCACGGGCAGCAACAGCAACTAAAGTCCAAAAATCAGCATTTCCACCACGAGTTCTGGATGATGGTGAAGGTTGTCGTCTACTTTCTTGTTGTTGTCTTTCTCTTTCTAATGCATCAGAACCAAGTGGAGGAATATCAGTAAAAGGTTGAAGAATTACATTAAATGCATCTAGAATTCCTTTTCCTAAATCATCAACATTTGTCATTAGATCTTCAAATGAATTTTTCAATTTTGAAGAACTATCCAAGAAATCAAAACTCAAAATATTACTAAAAGCTGTACCAAAAACATTAGTGATTCCCGTTAATACTTTTAGAGTCTCATCACCATAATTAGTTAAAATACCTCCAGCAGTTCTAAGTCTTCCAACAAGGCGATTTCCTAATGCAACCCAAGTTGGCAGATTACCTAAAATCCAACCAGCAGTGGCATACTTCAAAAATCCAATTAGTCTATCACCAATATTCAATCCTTGTTGAGTAATTCTTGATAAAACCTTTGGACCTCCTCTGGATCTTACAAGAGTAGGTGCTAGTAATTGAGTTTGTAAAATATCTCTTTTATCTCTATCCTCTCTTCTTTTTTTAAGAATTTTAATATTCGAATACAAATTTTTCTTTTGTTTTGCATTAGAATTTAAAGAACTCTGTATCGTTTTAACTGTTTTTCCAGTCTGTGATGCTGAGGATGTTAAACCTTTGAGAGAAATTGTAGGTTTTATTGCCATTTTATATCACCACATTATAATTGAGTTGAGCATATAATGTGTAAAAATTATCAGGATTTGCAGAAGGAATTAATGGAACATCAGTTAAAGTTCCACCCCCACTAGAAGAAATTGTAGATTCTTGTTGATTGCCACTTTGAAGATAGACAACATCTGGAGCAGGTTCTGCAGGAGGTTGTAAATTCCTTTGTTGTGTTGGTGGAGTTTGAACTTGAGACTGATCGGATCTAAATGGAACTACTTTAAGTTCCATTGGTCCTGCTGATGCTGATTGTGTTGTAGAAGTTAAAACCGTATCGGCAGCGGGAGCTGCCATTTCTGTTGTAGAAGCATTTAAATTAGGTTCTTCAACATTCGTTCCAAAAATATTTGGAATAGATAAAGTTTCAAGAAAATTAGAATTTTGGAGTTGATTTGTGATATTACCCAATCCTTCTTTTGCTTTGTCTCCAAAAAAATTATATACTAGAGATGATGTTTCTGCAACTGAATTTGGAAATAATGCAGTAGTTCCATAGATAGAAGAATTAGTGTAATCTCCAATCAAAGCAGATGCTCCTGCACCAAATCCAGAAGCAAGTTGTGTTATTGGTCTCAAAAATCCTTGTAGTGACCCCATAGGACCACCACCAGATGAAGAACTTGTCGATGAAGAGTCTTGATCTGTCGATGGTGTAGTTCCTTTTCCTAATATACTATTAAAAGCATCAGAAATTGCCTTGAGGGGAGATTTAGCAAGAGATGATATACTCTTAGAAATATCATCTACAACTCCACCAATAGACTTTATAACTGATCCAAATCCATCTTTAATAGATCCTAATCCAGATCCTATAGAATCAAAAATATTTTTTAGAAGATTTTCAACCCCTGTAAGAGTACTTTTTCCAATATCAACTGCTTTACTTAAACCTTTTAAAAATACTCCACCAATAACACCAACAAATAAAAATTTTAAAGCATTTGAAATGTTATTAAAAGTTGAATTTAAAGTTTTTTCTACTTTATTCACAGGTTCCACAAAAGAAGCAGAAACTTGCCTCTCAAGTGCATCTTCTTGACCTACTCTAATTTTCCTTTCAGATAAAAGTTGCTCTTCTCTTCTTTCATCTAAAAGTTTTTGCTGGTCCTGAGCACCGTCTACCCTTATTAAAGTTGCAATTCCTTGAAGACCATTATTAGTTGAAACAAGTTCTGAACGAACTCCTTCTAACTGCCCCCGAAGACCTATCAATTGAATACTACTTGTAAAAGGAGTTTCGTTATCCATTCGGTGAATTCTTTAGATTTTCTTCTTCGATATACTGTTGAAGTAGACTAATATAAATCTCTCTTTCCCAAGGAATCATATTTTCCAACTCTGTTAATGAATATTTATGATGGTGAATCAAGGCAAAATTAGTTTTGTAGTATGACGCAAGATCTTCATGCGCCATTCCTAGGCGAAAAAAGATGTTAGACCCTCCAATACAACCTCACTTTCTACGCCAGTATTTGGATTTTTTAATTTAACAGTATGAGATAGTTTTGGCATTGTCTCAAAGAACTTTTCAATTTCTTTAAATTGTTGAGAAGTTAGTTGTTCTAGAAAATCATTCAACTCTTTCTTTGTGGAATCTGCTGCAGCCCAAGATTCTTCTTCATTATAGATTTGTTCTATACAAGAAGCAATCATATTGAATGTATCTTGAACTCCATTATTATCTTCGTTTGAAAAATTATTCTTTACAAATTCTTGCATTGAAGGATATTTCATTCGTAAAGTTAAACTGTCATCAAGTTTAATATCTCTCGAATGCTCTGATTTTATAACTACTTTAATCTCGTCTAGATTAATTGTTGCAGGAACTTGTGTTGTTCCATCATCAGGACAAGTTAAAAGAACATCAACATCTTCACCGACTGACTTACCACGAATATTTAAGAAGAGATATTCAATATCAAAAATTGATAATTGATCCACTTTAATTCCACGAGTCAAAATACAATTTCCAATTACAGTTTTTAATGCATCTGCAATTTGCTTTGGATCTTCACTCTCCATTGCAATAATGAGAATTTTTTCTTCTTTAACTAGAAAAGGTCTGTATTTAATTTTCTTTTTTGATGATGGTATTTCCAACTCATAGGTTGGTGTTGCAATTGTTGGTAAAGGCATAATAACCTAAGAACTTCAGTAAATTTATTTAGTTGATAACTGGGCGTCCTTGAGAATCAAAAAATCTTCTATTAACCTCTGCAGTAGTTCTGGTGTCTGTATTAGCATCATAAAAAACAACACCACTATTGCCACGGACTGGAACTAGTCTAGGGCTTGGTACACTACCAGATTGATTTGATTGCTTATTATTATCGTTACCTACAAATGTGTTAAGGCTTAGTGCTCTTCCTGCAATGTAACGATCAAATTTAAATGTTGCAGAGACTTTCATAATATCAGATGATTGATAAGAAATTGTAGGTGCGCTCATAGCATATGGCCAAAGACCTATAAATCTATATTCTATTTCTTGATTATAATCTCTATCAAATTTAAGAATTCTTGTAAAACTACATTTATAAGTTTCTGGATACTGCATTCTCATAAAGTAGTTTGAATTTGCCTGATTTACTGGTGGCAAACTACTTCCAAGTGGATTATGAGAACCACTTGCAATAAATTCCATCCAAGATTCTAAGAACTTCATTTGCTGATAATTACTATCAACATAAAAATCTAGTCCAATTTCATCATACAATCTTGCAGTAGCAAATTTTTCACTAATTCCGGTGAAGTTTCCATCAACATTTTTAGTAGCAAAAGATGCTGTCGGAAGAGAAGCATTATAACAAAGCAGACCTGCGTTTTCAGCAACAAATGGCAAAGTTACTGATCTGCGTATCAAATAATTTGTTAAGGCTATTGGTAGTCCTCCAAAAATTACTTGATAATGGGAAGTTTGTGCTAGATTTCCAAATAGTGGTTTAAAATCAGATATTCTTCTGGGTCTTATTGTTGACACTCTAAATACCTTATATGAGTATTATGCTACATTTATTTAGATGTCATATAAAGGAAAATATAAACCATCGTTTCCAAAAAAATATAAAGGAGATCCAACAAATATCATCTATCGATCTCTGTGGGAACGTAAATTTATGAAATATTGCGATACAAATGAAAATATTTTAGAATGGTCTAATGAGGAAATGTTTGTTTGGTATAAATCTCCTCTAGATGGAAAACCTCATAGGTACTTTCCCGACTTCCTAATCAAAGTGAAAGAAAGTAGTGGGGCAATTAAAAAGTATATGATTGAGATTAAACCAAAAAAACAGACTGTTCCTCCACCAAAACCAAAAAGACAAACTAAAAGATATATTAGTGAAGTCTATGAGTATGCTAAAAATCAATCTAAATGGGAAGCAGCAAAAGAATGGTGTGCTGATCGTGGGTATGAATTTAAAGTAATTACAGAAGATAATTTATTCTAATGCCTAGGAAACCAGTACAGCAACAGAAATCAAAAATAAATCGTGTTGCAAGACTTGTAAAAAACTTGAATGGAACAGAAAATGCTGATGATATGATGATTGAACTAATGAATGTTCTAAAAGAAACCAGAGATCCTCCAAGAGTAGGAGCATATTATATTTTTGTTTATAATGCCAAAACTCCAAATGTAAGATATGATCAAAATCCATTAGTTGCTGTTACGAATGTTTATAAATGGGGATTTAGAGCATTTAATTATCACTGGGGGGAAGAAAGACAATATACCTGGGATGAGGTTGCTGGAGGAATGTATGAGGTCTATCAAGAAGAACTCAGCGATTTAAGAAGATTACCTTTTGGGAATATCCGTCTAAATACTTAAAAAATAGCCAAAATGGCAGAGACTTTTAGATATCCACTTACTAAACTTGAAGCTTCTGATGATTACTTGAGAATTACTGCACTTGAATATAAAGCACCAGGATTTAGTTCTCCTACAGGTCGTTTTGATGCGCCAACTGCAGGAGATCCTAGAGATATAAAAAAAGAATTAGATTATTTTATACTTCCTATTCCTGATGACGTAAAAGATACAAACTCCACTTCATGGAATCCCAACAGTCTTAATCCAATACAAGTAGCTGCTGGGGGGGTAGCTCAAAGTTTAGTGCAATCTGACTTTGACAGAATAAAAGCAAAAGGTGAAGAAGCACTTAATGAAATAACTAGTGGATCTACTCAAAAACTTATTCAATCCTTATTTATAAATTTCGCTACAAATAAATTATTAGGAGGAAATTCAACTTTAGACCAAACACTTTCAAGATACGCGGGAGCAGTTACAAACTCTAATATTGAATTGATTTTTTCTGGCGTTAATTTAAGACAACCATTTTCATTTGCATTTGATATGGTCCCTCGCTCACAGAAAGAAGCACAAGTAATCAAGCAAATTATTAGAAAATTTAAACAATATAGTGCTGCTAAAAAACAAGGTCTGGGAACTGGTAATGGATTATTTTTAAAAGCACCAGATGTATTCAAATTAGAGTATATGAGTGGAGTGAATCGCCATCCATATCTAAATAGATTTAAAATTTGTGCTCTTAACGGAATTTCAGTTAATTATACTGGTTCTGGAACTTATGCAACCTATTCTGATGGAGCACCAGTTAATATAATTTTAGGTCTTTCATTTCAAGAACTTAGCCCAATATATGCTGAAGATTACGATACGGAAATAGGCGCAGAAGGAACAGGATTCTAATGAGCTACTTTAGAGAACTTCCAAATTTACAGTACCAATCATTTTTATCAGATAGCAAATCATCTAGTGACTATTTGCTAGTAAAAAATATATTTCGTAGAGTTAAACTTCGTGATGATCTACAAAATGTTTTTACTATTTTTGACAAATATCAAATTGCAGATGGTGCAAGACCAGAAACAGTTGCAGAAGAACTTTACGGAAGCCCTCAATATGATTGGGTTGTATTGGTATGTGCAGACATTATAAGAGTAAGAGATCAGTGGCCACTTTCTGATTCGCAGTTATATAATTATGCCGAAGAAATATATGGGGATGACTTAAATGATATACATCACTATGAAACAACAGAAGTTAGAGATTCTCAAAATAGATTAATTCTTCCATCTGGTAAGATAGTAGATTCGAATTTTACTATTCCAGATCCAGATTCTCCAATAATAACATTAAACCCTGTTTTGGGAATAGGTAATTATGAATATGAAATTCGAAAAAACGATGAAAAAAGGTCTATTTACGTTTTAAAACCAAGATATCTACAACAAGCTCTTCTTGATATTAGAAGAGAAATGTCGTATGATAAATCATCCCAGTATATAAATCAAAAATTAATTAAAACTGAAAATACAAAACTATCAAATCCTGTTGGATTTAGCAGCATCCCATAAGAGTTTGAAACTCTTATCAGCACCCTTTATTTTACCTCGTGAATGCTTGGTGCCGTCTGCATAATAGAAATCTTTTTTTGCATCTGTAAGACCGCAATACTTAAAGTTGCAAGAACGATAAATTGTACCACTGTGAAAATCACAATCAGCGTAGGAAATGATTGCCTTGACTTCAGCATCTTTTCGCAATTGTCTAATCGCTTTTGAAACGAACCAAGAAGTGATATTATACTCGCTCTGTTGAGTTTGTGGATGAATACAGAGTCTTGAACGTTCAAAGAGTCCTTGTTGTTCATTTCTTTCAAGTCCAAATGCTCCTTTTACAATCTCTGGAACTGGCAATCCAGTAAAAATACAGACTCCTTTTAATCCACCAATATTTAGAGAAGAGAACTCATTTCTTTGAAACAATCCGTAATTATATAAAAAAAGGGGGAGTCCCTTGAAACTCCCCTCATTATACCACAGAATCAGTCGTCTGATGCAAGTTTTGCGAAATAGGAAAGGGCATCATCGTCCTCATCATCCTCAACCACAGCAACACGACGGGTGGGTTTGAGGTTGTTCAGTTCACTGCGAAGATCATCATCCAGTTCCTTGACAGAACCACGAGTGTTGTCTTCATCGAGATCTTCAGAATCTTGATACTTAGTATTTCCTTTCAAACCCAGAGTGTAATCAAGACGCTTCTTGAGGTCTTCATAACTCTTAAATTCGGCAGGACTCAGGAACTCGGCAAGAGAGTATTGCTTCTTCCAAATTGCTTCCATAGCATCATCATCGTCCAGAAGAGACCCCTGAGCGGCAAACTCACTAGAATCATAGTTACGATAACCAGCAACATTCTTTGCCTTCAGTTTGAAGTTAGCACCCTGCCAGAAGTCAAAAGGATCAATAGGAGTCTCATCTTCAAACTCAGGTTGCATTGCTGCAGAGAGCTTATCAAAGATTTTCTTACCATACTTAAACAGGAAGACTTTACCTTCATTTTCAGGATTGGAAGGGTCTTTCACAACATAGATGTTGCTCATATAAGTCAGTTTACGCTTTTGTTTGCGAGCAACTTCTTTATTAGCATCTACACCAGAATTCCAGAGACCAGAGTTATGCTCACAGATAGGGCACTTTTGATTCAAGGAGGTCAGGCAGTTATCGATCAACCAACCACCAGAACCTTGAAAGGCATGAGAGTAAATCTTTACAAACGGAAGGTCTTCACCTTCGGGGGCGGGCAGGAAACGAACGACGGCATACCCGTTGCCGCTTTTATCTACATCAAGTTTCCAGAGACGGTCATCAGCACTACTACTGGAACTATTCATTTTTTCAACTTCTTTCACCAGTTTTTCGGTGAGAGAACCAAGTTTGGATTGCTTTTTAAGATCTGCAAAAGACATTAGATACCTCGGATACGTTAGATACGGGAGATTTACTTAGATAGTATAGCAAAGATTTCTCAGTCAGTCAAGATACTTTTTGAGAGATTCAATGGTTTTTGTCATGCTATTAAACAAGATATTCATATCAGTCTCTGGAGGAAACCCCATTATAGCTACTGATTTTCTAAGATTTTCTTTCATTTCAATAGCCGTTGGATCATCAGATAGAGAAAGTCTTGTATACATGATTTTCTGCTTTTCAAGCAGTTCTGTCAACTTATCAATGTGTTCCAATTTTTCTTCACGGGGCATCAATCCAAAAGTTAAGATACTTCCGTAAATTTGCTCTTGCAATTCGTTTATTTCTTTTAATTCTTCTTGAATTATTTCAGAGTCAAAAAAATTACTCATAAAGTATTTCCCTTAAAATCTTTTTATATTGAAACACATTGATATTTAGAAATGGTGAATATTTTTTAATTTTTAAACTTACGGTTTCCCACACAGGATCCAAAAGTTTCTTATCAAAATTATTCCCGAACAGAAATATTCTATCATAGATCACTAGGGTTTCCAGACTAATATTTCCGCTCAGGAATTTTTTTAGAACGATTGGATGCCCTTTGGAACAGTTCAAAACATCCTCTAATTTTGTCTGAGAGAACAATTCGTTGCTTTGCTCTTTGAACAAGTAAGTTAAACTCTGCTGTCGTCTCATCCACTCTGCGTATGTTTTTTCTCCAGAATTGATAATTTCTCCAATCCATAAGTTTTGTGGGTTATCAGATGATGCAAAATTTGATACTAAAAAATCTACGACTTCTTTATCGGAGTACTTACGTGATGTTTTTTCAAACCAGTATTTGTCCTTTCTCTTATTGAAAGAAGTCATACTAGCGCGAGTCTTTGCACCGTACTTAAAGAAATCGTATTTTAGATTTGTAAAATGAGATTTTAACGAAAGATAATGTTGGTATGTTTCAAAAGGACTCATTAGATAGGCAATTTGGCACGGGAAGTTTTCTTCATAAAGTTAAGACGAGTTGCGTCCCACTTTAATCTTTCTTTCAAAGGTTTTGAAATTAGTTTCGTAACAGATTCTACTTCAAGGCAATTAATTTCGCAATAGTGGCAAATTGCATCAATGTAATTCATTTTTTCAACTGCCACAATGCTTTCAATTTCCAAAGCGAATTTGGAAGGTGTTAAAAATTTGCTTTCTATTGCTTGTTCTAGTTCTTTATTTGGTTCCATATAATTCCAGTCTATGTCTAACAAACTCTCTAATATATTTGGTGAGTAGTTTGATGTACTTTGATTTTTCATATTCTTCATAAACGACAGATTCTCCATTTTCGCAAGCCATAATAATTACAAGTTTTTTAATTGAAATTCCAGTCAACTCGTAAAGCATACAACCATATGCCATACACTGAACGAAATAATGTTCAACCCACTCTCGTGGTTTTGGTTTTTTAGATGTTTTAAAATCGATTATCGCTAGTTCGCCATCAAACTCAGCAATACAATCAACTGTCCCAGCAATTCCTAATTGTTTACTGTATAAAGACCCTTCGAGGGCGTAAACATTATTTATACGGTTCAAATCTTTCTTTGCAATTTTAAAAAGAAAATCTGAAAGAGGTTGGACAGAAGGAAGTTCTCGATTATGCAAATAATTTTCTACTAGAGTATGCATATCAGTTCCACGACTGGTTGCTTTTCTAGTAATTTTATCTGCCTCTTCTTCACCAATTTTTTTACGCCAGTTTGCAAAGAACTGGCGATTTTTATGGCTCGTAACTGAAGTAATAGAAACCAACCTTAAGAGTTGGTCTTCATCTGGAACTTTATAATATCGAACACCATCTATAGTTTCCCTCTCAAGTTGAGGTAAATTCAAATCAACATGATTAAACATTAAAATCCAGCTTCCATTTTTGCAAGAATATATTCTTTGACAAGTCCAGAACGAACAATATCATTGACTCCAAATTCAATTATATCAAAAGATGGCATTTTACGCAATACTGTCATAAAATCAATAATTCCATTACGCTCGTTTGTTTTTTGAAGATCACTTTGAGTGGCATCACCACAGAACATAATCTTAGAGTTCTCACCAACACGAGTAATGATAGAATCTAATTCATGATATGACATATTTTGGAACTCATCCACAATAATGATTGCATTATCGAGAGTTGTTCCACGGAGAAATGAGGTGCTCCAAAACTTAATGGTTTCTTGAGACTTGAGATTGCCATAAAGCATTTCAAATTCAGCATCACTTGAAAGTTGAAACATATACTTCACCATATTCTTATATGGAATCTGGTAAATATCTGATTTGTCTTCGTAGGTTCCAGGAAGAAATCCAATTTCTCTTGTTGCTACTAAAGAGCGGACAAGATAAATTCTTTCAAATGGAGATTTTTCATCTAAAACTTCTTTAAGAGCATTATAAAGAGTGATGAAAGTCTTTCCAGTTCCAGCACACCCGTAGGCAACCAAATGCTTTTGAGAGATATACGAATCAAAAAGTTTCTTTTGATTATCCGTAAGTGGATCTATATCAATCAAATAATCTATACTTAGTGGTTTTTTACGCTTCGTTTGACGAGTGGTAAGACCAACGCCAATTGGTTGATCTGCTCTTTTTCTTCTAGACATAAGTTATTAAAGTTTTTTTACTGCAGAACCGGGCATTTTTTGAGCACGACCTAAAACATCATTCCATGAAGGATGCTTGGAGGTAAGTTTATTTCTCCAATCACCTACTTCACCAACATTCATTTGTGTTGGAATGAGTGGTTTGATATGAGGATTTTCATTGAGAAATGGTTCTTTATCTGCCATATACATCCATTTCTCAAAGATTTCACCTGTTTCTGTGTTTTCGAAGCGATATGTAGGCATAAGATATAATAATTTGTAAAAATATTTAGGGGCTCAATCGTGCCTTATGAAGACGCTTTTCCTCATAATAACTAAAGATTTCGGGAACCCATTCTTTCATTACAGGAACCATACCTTCACAAAGTGCTTGAATCTCTACTTGAGCATCTAGTTTTGCACGAAGGTCCAAGAAGTGAAGTGCGGCACGAAGAGAGAACGAAACTACAAAGTTCTGTCGGATGTTCTGGGGAAGGTAATCGCGGAGGTGTTCCTCTGCCATACCACGCTTCTCATAACCCTCTGCATACCTCTCAGATGCCGCCAGACAAAACTTTAACTGCCTTTCGTAATCTTCCCGCGTCCATTCGTACTTGTGCCCTTTACGGTCCAGGTAGAGACCTTCTGGGCGTACATAGTAAACCTCTTCGGGTTTCAGTTCACCCTTGGCAACTTTAAGTACACGACGACCGGTGTATCTTTGGGATTGAACATCAAAACTCACACCAACTCGGTGAGTTCTTGCCTGCACAATCACATTATGAACAAACCCAACACAGTCCAGAGTAATTGCAGGATGCTCCAGTGGACCCCAATGACCTCTCTCATTTGCCAGTAGTTGTTCGATCACCCACTTACCACAATCCTTTTCACCAGGAGTCATCTTGGTGTGAATAGGATCTTCAGAGTAATCATTCTTACCCGCTTGGTAAACAAGAGTCTGGGGAAGTTGTGTTTGACGAATCATTACAACCTTCATATGAGAATCAAGTTCAAGAAGGTCTTTTGCTTTAATTGGTCTCATTTCTTTCCAAATCCTTTTGATGTTTTTGCTTCTAATTCTGCAAGTTCTTGTTTCACAACCCACAGTTGTTTTTTCATTTCAATTAGTTTTTCAGGAGGATATAAATGATCCTGTTTTGTCATTTTTTCTAAAAGTTTTACCAATTCTCTTGCTCTACTAGTCATCTAATCATAATCCTCGAAAATTTCGTCATAATCTAGAATTGTTTTCTCTTTGACTTTTGGTTCTTTATAAGAAGAAACAGAAGTATCAGAATAAATTTCTGCTTTCAAAGAGTCAACCAAGAGTTCAAGATTACGGACTATTAGTTTAAGTCTGTCTTTGTCCATAAAACATTATTCTCTTTTAAGATAATAGCATAAAAAAAGGGGAGAAGTCAATCCCCAATATGTGAATATTAATTTGTATAAAATGCTACAGTTTTATAAAATCTTAGGGGCAAAAAAATACCTGGAAAATTTTTTCCAGGTATTGGGAAATCACTTCCTCTTTTTCTTTTCTGGAGATTTGTATCCCCAGGTTTTAGGATTATGTTTACCATATCCCCAATTGATACTCTTAAGATTATCACGAAACTTATCCCAGTACATATCGAACAAACGAACTCTTGTTCCGCGTGTAAGGTCGAAACAAATTTTATCATCTATCACATACTTAATAATATGAGCATCATTTGGCGCATCTTTTGTGCAAACCTCAGCATAAGATCCATTTTGAATCAATATTTCACATCCATAACGGGTCTTACAGGTTTCTTTTTCTGCTGGGGTCCAAAATTCCATATCTTCTTCTTTTTGAGGTTTTACTCTAGATACCTCACTAGTATTTTTTGACATTATATATGCTCCAATATTTTTTTTATTCTTATGACCGATTACCCCAAGTAATATCTGGGTAAGCTTCGGAAACAATTTCTTTTGTAATTTTATATTTTTCTTGAAGTCTTTTATCTTTGCAAAGACAAACAATTTCAGCTTCAAGAGGATGAAGTCCCTGAAGAATATTTATAAACATCGTCTCTCTTCGAAGAGAACTTAACGAATCATTACCACCTCTTATAAAATTATAAAACTTTTGATATTCTTTACGAATTGAAGAAAATCCTTGATCCTGAGAACCTAGAGAATTGCTATTCAATTCTCCCATTTTTGTAATAGCATCTCCAATTTTTTCAGATATTGTTCCACTAAAAGAACTTTGCTCCCCTACACTTGCGTAAGGAACATCTCCAGGTGGAAGAACTGAAATTATACTTTCATCAAAATTCCAAATGAAAATTGCTTTCAAAGAATTATCTTCAAATTTTTTAAGAACCTCAACTTTCTTCACATTTGATCTCTGAGAAGAAGCGAGTTGAAGAACTTCAAATGCAAAAGGATTAGCAGGTAAGTCCTTAATTGGTTTATCTGCCGTTGTAGATTTAACTGCTTTTGCTTTGGTATTAGTCTTTTTTTGTATAGTCGTGCTCATATAAAACCAGTATGTAAAATAATTTTCTAATATTTAGTTAAACATCATCTTCTTCATCATTTTCATCTAAATCAAAATAATCTGGATTAAAACTAATTGCAAGAACTTCATCAGGAATCACATTTCCTTTATCATCAAAAAACTCAGGATGAAGTTTTGGGCGATCCTGATAATTCATCATATATTCTCTTGCAACCCATCCAGTTACTAATCCCACTATGAGAAATAATATTGCTAAAAAGGATCCAAAAACTAAACTAGTTGCCAACATTGTTTTTTCTCCGGGAAACTACTATTTTTTTCTTTACGATAATAGAAAATTCAAAGTAGATGGTTACTTCCCGTTTTAGAAAGCATACCAACTTTTCGAAAATGATGTGAAAGTTTTTTGGATGCTTTCTTTTACCCCCGTATAAAAGAACGTCAACACCACGATTTCTATGGTTAAATTTATTTATGTTTGTATTAGACAATTCTTTTTTCTTTTAGAAATTCAACAGTATCTACACAACCACCAATTCTTTTATCATCACAAAGGACCTGTGGAAATGTTGCTCCATTTCCAAATTCACTATAAAATTCTTCTTTGGTGAAGTGTTCATTAAGATTATACACCACAAAGTTACTTCCAGTCAACTCTAAAACTTGTTTGACTTTGTAACAGAAAGGACATTCTTCCTTAGAGTATACAGTAAAATTCATAGAAATTATAAGATTTTTAATAATTTATACTAAAAAGGAAAGTATAAAAACTCTTTGATTATAGCACAGTTTTAAGAAAATATCACTATTATCCGAAGTGATTAACGCACCAACCACTCTTCAACGGAATCGTTGATGTCGCGCATCTTGATCCAACGGGATCCAGTGATCTGACCTTTGCGGATGCGAAGTTTACCCATCAGACCAACGCATCCCCATTCAGGACGTTGTTCGCGGGGGATGTACTCGGATTCAGGGTCGTAAGCGGGGTTGATCTTACGACGCTGTTGAATAACAGTGTTGCCATCCTCATCTTCAACTTCGTAATCCTCTTGGATGTAGGTGCCATACTCATCGCGGAGGTACTTACCACTCCACTTGTTCCAGGCAGCGTCACCAACCACGCTGGGGTTGCCAGAGATCACGCCGATGGGATCCTCGCCAGCAACAGATTCGCGGATCTTGTCGCCGTCTAGGACAACGCTGATGCCCCGGCGGTCTTCTGTCTCAGGATTGGAGTCAGACCATTCGAAGAATTCGGCGTAGTCCGCGCCGCCGCCAGTCCATGTGCCGTCTGCGAAAGCATTGCCATCGCCGCGAAGATTAAACTCAAGATCGGCGGCATTTCCCGAATATCCCCTTATAAGGCTATAAGCAGTGCTTGCAGATGTGGCGCAAGTTGAGTCCAGTACGCCAGAAGTAAAGCTGGTTGAACTTGCGTAAACAGAAAGAGAGGGCAGGTTGGTTTGATTTGTATTGATTTCGTGGTAAGCAGTATTTACGTTAGCATAAGCGCCTGTGTTACTGGCTTTAATGAAACCAAGCTGTCCAATCCTCATCCGCTCTGTCGGAGTACTCGCCCCGTCGGCTGTCGTTGATAGTACGATCCTCCCCGGCATATCATTCGAGCCAGGGGTGCCGTCTACTTCGCCGCGTATACAAGCAGCCACGGTGAAGTCTGTTCCGTCAGAACCAGAAAAGTTGATTTCACCGACCCGATTGTTGTTAGCAACGATTGTGCTGCTGCCAATAGAAGTAGCCCCAGATCGGGCTAACGTAAATATCGCCGGGGCTCCAATAGTTGCACTATCAAAGTTTTGAACAATAGAAAAGTTTGTTGTTGCATTTGCTTGCTCTATTTGTAGTTGCGATCCAGTAGTACCAAGAGCGTAGTCAATGTTCGTCCGCGCACTAGACGTACCAACTAAGAGCCTGCCGCTGGAGTCGATGCGGGCAAACTCACTCGAAGATCCTTGAACGATGAGCGGTGTGGTTGCCGCAGCAGCCTTGATGTCAAGTGTGCCACCGGGTGTAGTAGTGCCGAGTCCAGTGATACCAGCAAGATAGTTCTTCGCTAGTCCCCACTCCTGGCTAATACCCCAGTTATTTGTAACTGTTAAACCAGTGGAAGATGCTGGACTGGTAAGGCGCAAACCATAGAGGTTTGTAATTGTCGCATTTACCGTTCCCGTTGCTCCACTTACACCCCAAAATGTGCCGGTACCAAAAAACGTGTGATTGGTTATAT